TGATCTTGCTGCACAAGAATAGTTTTCAATCCTAGCTCGTGTCCTTGTTCGGCATTTTTGATATGATCTTCAATCCAAAAGAATCCAGACCCCTCCCAGGGCATTAGAGCAGCCTTTTTAGGTGATCCCATACTTAGACAGATAATCTCTATAAAATGTGGACCAAAAAGTTTTTCTAAGTTCTCTTTTCTATATTTTGCAGCATCAGGATGAGAACTGATGCTTGTGATACAAACAAATTTGAACCCGTGATTGGCCAATTTTCCAATGTACTCGACCGCATCTGCATGTGCCGGCAAATCAGCAATAAATGGACTTTCGTTGTATAAACGAATTAGCTCGTGTGACTTATCGCTAGTAATACCGTAACGAGCTTCCATTCCATAATGATGTTCAGTATTAGGAATCAATCTATGCCCTTGGCTTTCCATAAAGGCTTCAAACCCGGCAAGCCAGGTTACTAATACACCATCCGCGTCAGTTAAAATTATTTTCTTCATGCTACATCAAACACTGTTCTTGGTCGAACATTGCCAAATTGGTCAACAAATACTTCGGGACTCTCATCTACCACTTGCTGTTCACGATATGCGGCATCAAGTTGTGCCATTTGCTTGGCATACTTCTTGCGAACATATTCTTCGAACTTGTCATATTCGGTAACACCGTATCGTGAACCGATAACCATTTTTCTATTAATATAATCCCCAATGGCGCTTGCTGTTGAGGTATGCTTATTTCTAATTTGGTTTACAAATTCAACAGTCTCACTGACTTCCCACTGGTCGGCCATTCCCTTGCCGGTCTTCGGGTCACGCTTTAGACTATTCTTATGTGACAGAACGATAAACACCTTTTCTTTACTCATTTTATTCCTCTTTCTTTTTTGGTCTACAATCGTGAAACTTTACGTCTGGTCTGTTGTTGAATTTTAAACGTAAGAAATTATCTGCTTCTTTTGAATATGTCAAAACTATTGCGGTCTTTCTATCAAGGTTAATTGCCGCTTGCGCACCACTAACCTGAACCCCGCCCTCATGAATATTATCAAACATTTGATTATATTCTTCAAATATTTGCCACGCAGGAACATCACCTACATAATATTCAAATCTTGAATAGATAACTTGATTATGCTTCTTTTGCAATTATTTCTAACTCTACAAGTGTTGCACTCAGATTAATTTCTAAGTCTGAACATAGTGTGTGGTTGACCAACCCGTCGCGAATTGTCAGGATACAACGATCTTCCTTGCTGCTGTCACCATCCGCCCAAACATCAAGATTTTGATACATGAAGCGATAGATATCTTCATATTCTTCCTGTTGTACCTGTGTGCAGATTAGCTGTCTTGCTTCCTTAAATCTTTTGGATCTAAATAGTGCAATCATGTCCAGCCTATAGTCAGCAACATTCTCACTACCGTCGGCAGGTCTTTGCAGCTTTCCGCCTAAAGAATTCGCTTGTGTCATGCTGATTCCGCGACGCAGGTCGGGATAGGTCTTTTTAGAGATTTCTTCTAGTGCTTCAATGTCAATCTCGATATTTTCCTTTTGCAAAATATCAATAAGGCGCATATCAAACTCGTCCTTATTTAGATTTTCAATATGCATTCTGCCTGTCTCGCAGCGAGAATGAATAGCTTGGATTAGCTTGTGTGGGTAGTTGCAAGTTAACAAGAAACGAACGCTTGCGGCATACTTTTCCATTGTGCCACGCAGTGTTCCTTGTGCGCTTGCAGATAAGCCATCAGCTTCGTCAAGGAATACGTAGCGAATGTCGCCATATCCCATTGTTTCTGAAAACTTTGTAATGGTATCGCGAATGTAATCAACACCGTTGTCCTTAGATGCGTTTACCTCGAGTACATCAAACGGATTTACATTCAGTTCATTCAGCAGGGCTTTAATCAGTGTAGATTTGCCTGTACCAGGAGAACCGGAAAGAAGCATATGTGGCAATGCACCACCTTCGATCCATCTCTCAATCTGCTTCTTTTGATTTTTGTCTTTGAATACATAGCCGTCGAGCTTCGACGGCCTATACTTTTCTACCCAGAGTTCTTTCACTTATGGTGTCCCTTCTATACTACATTCGTTACAATTGTAACGTATCGGCATTATAGACGTCAAGCCCACTGCGAAAAGATTGCTGTCTCCGGATCGTCATCCGATACAAGCATAACAGATTGTGGCCATTCAACACCCCACAATTGAACTTCTGTACCGTCTTCTTCTTTTACCTTAAGCATTCTTGTCCAGCGACCATTTTCAATCAAGATCCATTGGCCGGGTGCAATATCTGTAATGTCGTGACCGACAGAATATACCCTGCCCCAACGAGGACGAATGCCTTCACTCTTGCCGTTGTCATCGGGAATAATGATACCCTTAACAACTCTTGAACCTCGTTCCAAATCAGTAACGAGTACCTTTCCTTTTAGTGCTTTAACTGTCATCTTCTTCTTTCATAACAATGTCACCGCTTGGCAACTCAATTTCTTTCAACTTAACTGTTTTTGTTACAGCCTTCTTAGGCTTCGGTGCTTCTAGAACTGCTGGTGCTGCAGGGATTGGACCCTTTAGGCCAGTACTCACAACAGTTGATTGAACACGGTGATTTTCTCTTGCGATTTGATCAGCAGTCTTTGTAACTCGACCACCCTTAATTTGATCACCTTTTGCATTTACCTTCATGTTGCCGATTGCTGGCACTTTTTCATTTTCGCGACGAATAGAATCCATATCTAATGTTACACCACGATAAGTTACATGTTTACTCATTTCTTATTTTCCTATTTTAGATAATCTCTAATGTCAAAACCATATTTCAGGGAGTCAACTCGGTGAACACCAATCAGAAACAAAATGTAAGACGACACACTAGAACCACGCCCTACACCCCAAATAAAATTATTCTTCCTCATGTAATCTACTAGAAAAATAAACAATCTTAGTAGCATGATTAAATCTCTTTCTTCATAAAGCTTGTATTCTTCATGAACTCTATCAACTTCTTTCTGTGTTTTACATTTATCAAGAAGCCATTTCTTAACATCTATTTGCTGGTAAATTTCGGGAAAGATCCATTCATCGGCACACTTCTGGTGAAACTCATCAAACGTTAATTTTTCCTCTGGTGCGTCAAGGAATGTTATTGTCTCATGTAATAATTCGGCTTGGTGTTCCTGAAAGAGTTTTATCTCATCATCAAAAACAACATTCAGGTGGCTTATACTTTTTCCTTGTAACAATAATTCTCTTAGTTCGTTACTGGACAGTATGGCCTGGCCATACATGTTAACTTTTATTCCACCTTCTTTGGTTTCCATTTTTCAACTTGAACAATTCTTGCCGGTTCTCTTACCATACCAATATATGTATCAGACATCTCAGATACTGCTTTTTCAAACTCATCCATTGGGTCAACAATACCCGCGAAGATTTCTTCGTCTGTCGCTTCTGTCTCTGCAGGCTTGACAAATTCAAAACAGAATCCGTCATTTCTTGTCCACCAAGGCTCTGTATCCCTACAAGTTCCTTCAGTGTAATATTCTGTTGTGGTTGCAGGTAGTTCGTACTCACCCTCCGGGCAATCATACGTGTATTGCAACGAAGTATCGCTAGCCTTTAGCCTAATTTGACCAATCTCCATATCACTGCCTGCAAGAGCTGTCAACTTAGCATGGATCAATCGGACAATCATGTCATCACCCGGATTACCCGGACAATACATTGTGATGTTAGACGAAAGATTTGCCAAATACAAATCATCTTCATTTTCGACATTCACCATTGCAATTGATGGAAGATTTGTATCTAACCAGAAATACAATCTCTGATATACCACACTTGCGCGATACTCAATGTCTTCCTTGGATTTAGATTTCTTACCAGAAACAATTAAATTAACTTCCAAATCCCAGTCGACAGGTGTTAGAAATCCATCTTGAATTCTAACACCGGCAAACTCATAACTTAGAGTCATGTAATTTCTGATGATGCTTTTTCCACGTTTCATCATAGGCTATTCCTCCAACTTGCCCAATTCAATCGGCTTGTTAGCATCGGGGAATTTTCTAGAATATTCGTTTTTTATTAATTTCTGCATTCTTTTCTGTCTTTCGTCTTCCAGCGATTGGATGACTTCTTTGATACTTAAAACTGCTGGAGTGTGACCAAGAGTTTTCTGCATATTCATAAAGGTATAAGCCTTACCCAGCCTCTCGATAATTTCTTCATCGCTCAGCTTGGTTAGATCTAAAAACGGGTGCATGAAAACTCCTCTTATTGCTGTATTTATGGTCAAGTTACAAGCGAGAAGTAAAACTCGATACAGCGTTAATCTGATGTCGAAGCATTTCTGTTAATGTTTTTCTATATTTTTCAGCGGTGTCTTTATCATAAAACATTGCTGTAAAGTCTGGTGATTCTTTTGGCACTATAGGTAAACTATTCAACCTGATTATTCTCGAATCTGCAATAAATTCACCATCTTCGAATGCCCTTCTTTCGACCATGCAAGGATGAGCATTGATATCATCTTCTATCCAATGAACATCTTCTATTGTGGCTTCATGCCAATTGTCATAGAGTATAGGATTAGAATCCAATATTACAGGATTTTCTACTATTAGTAGATTTGCATCTTCATATTCATTTTTTCTAGACAAGGCTCCTGCAGATACAATATAAAGATTGTCATCCTTTAGATCGAGGACTTGTTCGGCAAATTCAACCGCATGTGGCCATTCGTAGGTTGGATCTGGTAAATCACTCCAGCCTTGTACTCTATTACGAATTGCTCGTGTAGTCTTGAATCGTTTAACTAATTCAGAGCTAGATTTCAGGTACTTGAAGTTCCTGAATTCGTCAGTGTAGAATTCAGAGTTCATCCGTTTCTACTACCTCATGGATAGTGAACCATCTTTCCGGCCACATAAGAACTTGTATTGCAGCGGTAGATATGGTAAGCCTAAATTGGAGAGCGTCGAGCTCATCCTTAAAGCACAGGTATCCGCGAATTCTCTGTTGATAATCGGGATCGAATAAAGAGGCAATTTGCATACCCGGAGGCATGCCCGTAAAATGACCCGGACCCGGTGGGGCAGGGTGATTAAATTCGTCCTTTACCTTCACTATCTCCAGTTCAAGTGGACAATAACCCCAGGTGCCACCAATCAACCGATAAGCGCGACGAGTGAGCTTGCGGTAATCTTTCTCTGCATCTTCTAAACTAATCTCCGCAGGATATTCCATCCTAACTACATATGGTCCCGGGAAGAATATTTTAGTTCGAAGATGCAGTCTTTTCATATGTATTCGTGATGCTGCCTATGGAAGGTGGTCACGTCATCTTTCTCCGAAAAACGAAGAAGGATAAACTGGCCCATATCCAGTTCCACATACAAACCCTTAATTTTTTCCAGGGAGGGACGAATATCGTCTTGACGACGATAAAAAGTACCCGGGTGCATCTTGATAGACATCCAGTCAGAAGTATAACTATCAACAACACGCTGGTCACCAACAATACATCTTCCTTGCTGCTTCATTTTATCTCCGGTTTGTTAATCCAATTCCACTTTTCAATCAGAGACATTGCCAAGTCTTCACCTACAACGGTGCCGCCACCTATTGCAATGTGCAGTTGCTTCATTGAGACAATGTGCTCTTTTCCAGAAATCGTTCTTATCAAAATAGCGACATCCCCCTTCAATTTGTCTACTACCAAATCCTCAGCATCTCTGATGCGAATGGATTCGACAAATTTAAGGAGGACTATCTCACCTTCCACAGTCGAAACCGCGTGACCGTGGTAGGCGGACATTAAAGCAGGCTCAGGTACAGAGAGCTTGCCGGATCGAACTCTTGCTTGAAGATGTAAACCTTCGGAGACACCGGCTTGCCAGCCTTCAGGGTCTTCAGAACACGGCCTTCCATGGTCCACTTGTCCTTGCCCTTACCGACGTTTGCGTTCAGCCAGTTGACGAGCTTGTAGAAATGGTCACGGTCGCGGACCGTAACGCGGAAGGTATGAGCCGCATTCTTTTCCTTGAGGTTCACCGGTTGCTCCTTGGTGGCCACAGGGGTCTTTTGCTTGTTCATATTACACTTTCTATAAGAAGTAAGTTGTTGAGCCTTTATTGTATGTGTACTACCAGCCACTGTCAACTACCAAAACTTGATATGACCGCAGGCCCTGCATTTGTAAGCATCATCATTATGACTGTGTCCTTCATAATTCCAACCTTGGTTATGAGGGCACTTTCCTTGTAGAAGCAATATAGTTTGCTCTTCGGGAGTAGGTGTCAGGATTCGATCGGCTTCTTCGTTAGTTAACATCATTCAGTCGGTATATCCAACTCCAACAACTCTAATCCACACTCGGAAATATATTCCCTAACCTTCTCCATTGCCGGCCCCCAACGGGAGATAATATCCGGAGACGATTTCGGTGCAACAAAGCGTGTAATTCCAGCTTGCGCCATATGTACAAAGCAACGGTCACACGACATGAGTGGCCAGGTGTATAGTGTGCATCCAGTGGTATCTTCTTGTGCAAAAAGCAAAGCATTCATCTCACAATGAATGATTCTGCTGTACTTTTGCTCACGGTTGGAATAGTTTTCCGGAAGATCTACCATCTTCTGTGGAAAGCCGTTGAATCCTACCGATACAACTCTATTTCCTTTTGTGATTACTGCGCCTGTCTTTGTACTTGGATCTTTGGACCAAGTTGAAACAAGCTTTGCCATTTCCAGGAATCGAAGATCCCATTTTAAGTTGTCGGCCATGTTATTCTATATGCTAGTAAATCTTCGTTGTTTTCAAATCTGGTGTAACGTTCGTCTGAAACTGTTCCACCGTACCATACCCTGTAGGAATCTTTTGGTAGATGATCTCGAAGCCAATCATCGCGATCGATTATATCTTTTGAATACCAATCTTCTCCGCTGCCACGGATGACTTCTTTTATTGTTATCGGCACAGACTTTCTTTTGTGATAATCTGTCCTAACTCTTCGCCCAAATCATCTTTATCTGTAACTATGTACAGGTTGGTATTTGAACGATCGGTGCGTGGATCATAGGTGCTAAATTGAATTACCTTACCACCTGTTGCAGAATACACAACAAAATTCATTCCGTTTGTGCCGTCGCGAATGCTACTCGATCCCTTCGAAATCATTCCAGAAGACATAGCCACAGGGGAATCTTCCCTTGATCTAGTATGATTTTCATCATCCCTGACTGCCCACTTAATTACTGATTTCAGAGTCTTTTTTATGAATCTACCAAGTGCCATAATGCCCCCATGTAAGTTTGAACACCAATAATGTACTTTCGTCTTTAAATGCGTACATTCTAGTTCGTTTATTGTCACCAAATCCGTAGCTGTACCAATCCACAAATCTTCTTCCAATAGATTGAGCACACCAATTGTCTAACGCAACCAATTCGTTCACAGACTCAACTTCCGGCATCGTAACATAAACCTGATACGGCCAAATTTCTTTCTTAAGAGTTCTCACCAGGCACCTGCCCCACTAAATCTGTCTGGTGTAGGATTCCATGTAAGCTTAAAAAGCGTTGCATCTTGATCTTCTTTAATAAAGACAAGATACATGGGATCGCCAGAATTGAATTTAAAATCGCAGCTGAAGCTACCGACCATGTTTTCTTCCATCCACTTTTGCAAATCAGTATCCTTGTCGGGATAAGCCCAACAATGCCAGCCCTTTAGATCTTCATCATAATAGCGATCGTTGGTTGCTGTGCTATTTTTATTCCTGAGGATTTCTGGAATTTTCCTCCATCCATCCATATAGTGCCAATGATGAACTCTTAATTGCATTTGAATTTTAATCTGAATGCTAATGCATCTTCCGGTGTCTCAAATACAAAGGTTGCTATTGTATCAAATTTTCCAGAGACATCACTAACGTCTAAATTTTTGAACGACTGTAATTCTAAGTTAAACTCCTCACAGTAGTCAATCATATCACTAATTTCTTGCTCAGAAAGATCGCCCAACACAATTTCACACGGGTTTTTATGCCATTGAAATTCGTAGATGGGCTTAGTCATACACCTAGTAATTTCTTAATAACCATAAAATCTTCCCAGGCTTCTTTTAGAGAAGGATGCTTTTCAAGTTGTTCCTGCGTAGGCGGTATAAAGGGCGGCTCCGGCAAAGGGTCTCCAGAAAATGCAATCCAGGCCACACCTTGCCAGATGTAACCTTGATTTGTGTCTGAATTGAAATAACAGTCACCGATGTTCGGTGCTGCTGGCTTAGAGGCATGCCAACAAATTCCACTAGACATGGCATCCACATATAATTTGGTTGCCATATCTAACGTCAGCGAATCTACTCCGTGTATCAGAGATCACCTTCTTTTCTATTCTCAGAATGCCACACAGAGAATTTACCACCCGGATAGCGGCTTTCCAGCTTTGTAACGTTTTCCTCGATAATTTCATAAGGATCATAACCTAGTGCAGTACATGCATTCATCCAGTACCAAATGATATCGCCCAACTCACGCTTCATATGGAAGCGATTGTCTTCATTGTACTCTTTACCGTGAAAGAAAATCTTCTTTACGATTTCATCAAATTCTCCGCCTTCACTTGCTAAGCCGATGCCTGCTGTCATTAGACGTGCAGGATCACAGCCCGCAGCATCCAATTCAAGGATACGCTTAACAAATAATTCGGTTGTCTTGCTTACAGGGCTTGTTACACCATCAACGAATGTTTGATAGTTGTGTAGAAATGTTTTGTCCATGAAATTCCTTAATCATACGTAAGATTCTTTCTTAACGTTCTTGACTATTTTATAGAATTTCACAAAGTTGTCAAGAGCCCGAAG